TGCGCCACTTTCCGAAAGAAAGGGTAAGGCGGTCCACATCAAAGGGAAGCCCATCATTTCCTCGGTGAACAGGGGAGACAGACGGGAAGTTTTGCCAGCGTTCTTGTCCTGCGATGCCGTTTTCAGCGAATCGGGGGTCATCGGGTCCAACATGCCAAAAGCAGCAGCCGACTGAATGTTGTTCATCTGATTGCCCGTGCGGTCTTTCAGACGATTCGCCTGCGCTTCGGGTTTCTCCACGACTTCCATCGTTCTCGGTGTCGGTAGCAACCCTCCGTTCAGTTTCCAATCGAATGGTGTCTGCAACATTCCGCTCCCCGCCATCGCTGAAAGGCTTTGACCCATTTGGCTGTTCGGGTTCCATGTGTTCGTGTATTTCACTCCCTCTATCGCGGTCGGTGTCGGTAGCATCCCGTGAAATTGTAGGAAGTCCATCAGACCGCTCGGATGCTGTTCCTTGCCGTTCTCCAAGCGCGTGCAGAAATTGGTCTGCCCATTGTCGATTGCTTGTTGCACTCGTTCCTTGTGGTGTACTTCCAAGACCATCGGTGTCGGTAGGAGTTGATGATGAGCCAAATCCGCAAGCCCCATTAAATGACTGCTCTCGGCTTTCTCGTTGTATCGTCTGCCCTGCTCGTTCACCTTGCTGTTCGGGTGTGGATTGTCCACCACTACGGGTGTCGGTAGTAATTCTTCTCCCGATGATGAACACCCTGTCTCTTCGGTGGGGGGCTCCAACGGCACAAGCTGGAATAAGTATCGGTTGGACGGAATATCCGTGACTCGTAAGGTCGTCGCAGATTCGTTGCATGGTAAAGGTCTCTCGCAGTTGGTAAATTCCTCGAATGTCGTCAGCTTCGTCGAATAGAGTTGCTTGATTTGCCATCGAAGAAACCTCGCCCTGCTCGACCATCGTGAGGATTCCAGCAACATTTTCAGCAACAACCCAATCGGGTCGGATTTCGTCAATGCAGCGGAACATATGCGGCCAGAGGTAGCGGTCATCATCCGCGCCTTTTCGCTTCCCGGCGTAACTGAACGGCTGACAGGGGAATCCTCCAGTGAGAACGTGGATTCGTCCGCGCCACTCTCTAAAATCGGTTTTTGTGATGTCATCATAACTTTTTGCGTTGGGATACCAATAATCAAGTACGGCTTTGCCGAATGGGTTTATTTCGCAATGGAATAGGTTTTCCCATCCAAGCATAGAAGCGGCCACCTCTGGGCCTCCTATGCCGCTAAATACTGATGCGTGGGTCATTCTCATAGACCTTACTGCTTTAGGGTGCTAATTAGTATATATCAAAACGGCAAATCTTCCTCGTCGAACTTGATGGGTTGGATGCCATATTTGGTGTTGTCAATCATTTTTACGATGGCGTTGGCGTAGAAATCGCGCTGGCGATGAGTTGCCCCGTCCTGCGCCTGCAACATTCCTTTCACGCCCTCCAAGATGCCGTGTGCGCGGGTCAGTCGCTCATTGCTTGCATCGATAACGCGCTGGGTGTTATCGCGCGACCATCGCGCTTTTGCTACGGCGAATTCGCGCTGCTCGTTTAGCGTCTTGTTTTCGGCACGCAGCCGCAATAGTTCTTTCAACCCGTCGGCAATGCGACAATACTCAAAAAACGAATCCGTGCCTTGCCCCGCTTCGTTACGTTTGGCGGTATATTTGTCGATAATTTCATTTATCAGTTTTTCGTCTATCTCCATCATAATGCTTTATCGGTTTTTGTGGTTTTTGCTTTTAGTAGTTGTTCCCGCCTGCGTCGCAATTCGCGTCGGTGCGCCAGCACTTCCTCACGGGTGCGCCGTGACAACGGCACATAATCGGCGGGGTGCTTCCTGCGCGGGTGTGCCGCGTAGTATTCGGATTGATACGCCCGCCAGCACTCTTTGCAGTACACGAAAAGCCCGTCGGTGGTGTATGCGCTGCGCCCGAACTCGGCGGCAGGGAGAACGCGCCCGCATCGCGGGCATCGTTTCTCCGTCTTTTGTATCGTCGCCATTGTTCACGGGTTAAAACGCGGGTTCGTTGGGGTTGTAGCCGCCGCCCTGCTGGGGATAGCCGCCGCCATACGCGGGCGCGGGCTGCTGATAACCGCCCTGCTGAACGGGTGCTGGCTGATGGTACGCGGGCGCGGCGTTGGCCTGCTGGGGCTGGGGTGCGCCTGCGGGCATCGTCACCTCGTCGAAGCGGATGCACTTGGCGGTGGTGAACCATCGACCCTCGTTGCTCTTGTTGCTTTCAACGTCGTAGAGAAACCATCCGACCTTGCCGACCTGCGGGGCGACCTTTTGGATGGCCTCGCCCGAAAGCGTCAGCGCAACGAAATGCTCATACTCGCTTTCCTCAATCTTTTTCACGACAAACTGCTGGCGCGTCCAAACGCCGCCGTTCTGCTTGTTTCCACTCTCTGCGGGCATCACCTCGGTGATAACGCCCAAAATCTTTCCAAATGCCATAGTGTTTAATTTAATTGTTAGGGGTTAAATTTTCGATGTTGTATTGTGTAAAGCCGCTTTCATGCGCGGCCTTGCAGAAAAATTCGGGGTTCGTGAGTTTTTGGCAAAACTCGGTGTCGAGCGCGTCATATAACTTATTCGTCGCCAAATTGACCTCACCGCCCCATATCTCGGTGACTATCGCGTCGCATTTCTCGGCCATATACTTAAACGCGATGCTGTCAACCACGCAGCCGTACAACGAGAATATGCACCCGTAGCCGTCGCGCAACACGTTTTGCAGGATTACCGCGACAAGCGATGAATAACCCGCCGCCACCGCGTGTGACCATAGCCCGCGCAACTCTTTCGGGCAGGCCAGCGTTCGGTCGTTGATTGCCTGCTGCATCCCGTTTATGATGCCGTCCAAATAGTCGTCATAATGCTGGCATAGATCGGCGAAACGGCATTGCTCGTCAAATGGCAGGCGGTCGCAGAATGATTTGTCGTGCCTGCGTGCGATGTCCATCACCATATCCGCATACGCTTTCACGCGGGCGTTGCTGGCATAGAACGCACTCGGCTTGATATGCTCCGTGACGAATTGGCGGGCGTAGTTCTTCGCCTTGTCCTCCAGCACACAAAGAATCATCAAGTTTGCAGGGGCATCGTTGAACGTGAGGCGGCAGATAGGCCATTTCGTCTGCTTGGCGGTCTTTGTCATCACCCGCCCGTTTACGATTGTCAAGCCCTGCGGGATTGTGTAGTGTATCGTGCCTTGTATCATAACGAAAAACGATAATCGGATTTTGAATCGTATATTGCGTTTTCAAGTTGATGCAAATATATGCAACCCGTGCGCTCGATAAGTTCAACGGCTGAAATGGTCGCCGTTTTGGTGCTGGCATCCCACACGAAACGCTCTTTATTGTCCGCGTCGGCGTAGATATAGCGCGTGGTCGATAACTTGCTTTGATGCCAGCCCTGCGCCGTGAGCACTGCGCCTGTGATTTCCAGCCCGTCGATTTCTGCGGGCGTGTATTCGTCAAATTCGGGGTGTTCAACATCTACGCGCGTCGCCATAACATCGTGACGCACCGCGCCGACCTCACGCACCGCTTTCGGGATATATTCGGCCATCGAACCGCACAAAACGTGATTGCCGATTCGGAGTTCATTCAGTCGTACCATTGGGCATCTTGTTTGGGGTTGGTGAATTTTGCAGGGTAGCCGTGCCGTCATCCGTGCGCAGGTTTACGTCGGTCGTAAACTTGTAGTAGGCGCGCACGTTTCCGAACTTGTCCTCGGCGAAGCCATCAAAGGTGAATACGACGAAATTCTTTGTGTCGGTGCAAATGCGCTGGGGCAATTTGCATCCCGTCGCGTAACGCTTTACAATCGTGCCTATCGCGTTGCTATGCGCGTCGATGGTGTCGATGCTGAATGCTTTTGAAAGGTCGCCCGCGTTGCGAAATGCCAGCGTGACGTGTGCCACGCCCTGCGGATAGGTTACAAAGCCATATAAAGGTTTTTCCATTGCTTTGTGTTTATTTGTTGGTGATTGTTCCCGTTGAACCGAACCCGTCGCGCCCGTTGCCCTTGATGTGCTTTACCTCGGTGACTTCGGGCAATGCCACGCGCACGAATAGAAGTTGCGCTATCCTTGTGCCTGCCTTGATGATGAACGGCGCGAGTTCGTTTGACTTGACGATGCACCCGATTTCCTTTTTATAGTCGGGGTCAAGCGTGCCGTCCAGCACGTCAGCATCGAAACGCCGTGCCTCGCCGTAGGGGTTGCCATCCCACGCCATTTCGTAGCCCTCAATGCCTTTCGCCTCAAACCCGCTGCGGCCTTTCATTATGCCAGCGATTTCGGGGTCGGTAATGTCCATCTTGAAGCCCATCGGCACGACGTTGCGCCCTTTGAAAATCTTGGTGTCCTGCGGTACATAGAGGTCGTAACCTATCGCGCCGTCGGTCTTTCTTTCGGGCAGTCGCCCGCCCTGCAATAATTCAATGTATATTCTTTCCATACGTTTAACGGGGTTTGTGATTCGTGATTGTCGGTGCAAAAATGCGCAGTTGCTTGACCCGCGCCTGCGTCGATTGGTATGCGCAACGCACGCGGGGAAGCGGTACGTTTGCGGCGTGGTGTTCCATCGGTTCGGGCGCGGGTTTGCCTTGCAGGATAAGTTCCTGCGTTGTCAGTACGTTCTCGATGTCGCGGAATATCTGCGCGGCCTCCGTTTCGGCGGGCTGCTCAACGGGCTTGTTCCAGCCCCACGCGGCCAGCCCTCGCGCACATTCGCGGATGTTATGCTCAATGTCGGCGGGCGCATCCTCACCCGTGCGTCGGCGATATGCCGCCAGCGCAACGTTCACGACGGGCGCAAGGTCGCCCATAATGCACGCGCGGACAAACTGCGCCGCCTGCGTGATTGCCGCGTAGGTCATTCCCGAAACCTCGATGTCGTAATATAGCATCGGGGCGGGCTTCGTTGTTTCGTTCTTCTTTGCCATAGTTTTTGAGGGGTTAAATGTTATTTGCTCATTCCATATTGTAGTGCGCTTCGCGGGCGCGGTATTTGCGAATCTCGATGCGGTCAATCGCTTTGCGTGCTGCTTCGGTGATGCACTCGTCTTTCAACGCCTCCCATCCGTCATCGTAGAATGATAGTTGGGTGGCCGCGTTTACTTGCTCCATATCGTGCGCAACGGCTTCGGGGTTTTCTTCGGCTATCTGCTGGAGGTAATATTCGACGTTCATTTCTTGTTGCAGATTATAAGCCCGACAATTCCCGTGAGGATAGATGCCGACGTGTGCAATTCGTTGCCGCTATCCAGCGCGGCCATAAGCACGCAGAATGATATTGCCATAATTGCGCCGCCTGCAAGTTGGTTGGCGGTCAGTCGCATAATTGGGGCGAAGCCCATACGGGCGAGGGTGTATTTATACTTTTTCATTTTGTCGTTTGTTATGGGGCGGTCGCCCGCCCCGTTGGTTGTTATTTGCTTTCGTTGAGTGCGCCCGCCGCCTGCAATGCGCCGTTGATGATTGCCTGCTGAATGATGGGGCGCAGGGCTTTCAGCGTGTCGGGGATTGTTTCGGGCGTGGCTTGGAGTTGGAATAACAAAAGGCGGTCGTTCACATAAAGAAAGCAACTGCAATCGTAGGGCTGCTCGTTGCCGCTGAATCCGAAAGAAATCCAAGATTCGTCGCCGTCGGTGCTGCGGTTGATGGTCTTGCCGTTGGCGTAGATTGTGAAAGTTTGGGTGTACTGATACCGCTTTTTGAACGTGATGCGGGGTTTTGTCGTTGCCATAATGTTTGAATGTTTAATTGGTTGTTATTTGCTTTTGGTTGCAGGGCGGGCGCGCCGCCCTGCGTTGGTTGGTCTTAATAGTCGTATATGTGTGCGAGGGATGGCATACCGCCAAACGTGCGCGTAAATGGCGTGTCGTGGCTTGTGAATGAATCATCCATCCCGAACTCGCTCTCGCGCAGGAAAGGCGAAATGGTCTGCTCTACCTTGTCGCGCATCGCGTCGCGCTCTTTCCAATCCTCGCTGCTGGCCTTGTATTCAATGACGTAGTGAAAACCCATTGAATAGTTTTCGCGGCGCACGCTAAACTTGATGGCGGGAAATGCACGTTTGAGCATTGTCTTGATGTTCTTCGTCATATTGCGGTCGTTGGCCTTGTAGATGTCGTAAACCTCTTTGCTCGTCTTGCAGTCGTCGGTGGATGCCATCGGGATAAGATAGGGGTATTGTGCCAGCATTTCCTCACGCTCTTTGCGGAGGGCTGCGGCCTTGCGTGCATCTTCAATCGCACGGGCGGCGCGCCATTCGTCTAATTGTTTCATATCGTTTATTGGTTTTATTGGTTGGTTATTTGCTTTTGTAATTCTCGATGTCGTAGTCGCCTGCAATCAAATGCTCCATAATGAAGCGTGCGAAATATTCAGTGCCTGCTTCAATCTCGGTGCGTTCGCCGTTGGCTTCGGTAACGATTAGCAAAACGTCGGTGCAAACTGCCATTTCGTCATATCGTGCTTCGATGTGGTACGTCGTGCCGTTTACTTCCTGCGTTGCAATGTCCTTGATTCTCTTGGTTGCCATAATCTTTAATTTTATTGGTTTGTTATTTGCTTTTTATTGTTTCACGGTGCAAATTTACGAAGATTTCGCGAATATTCCAAATTTTTTCGCGGAAATTTTGCGAAAATCCTTAAAATTTTAGGTTTTTTAATAAATTTAACGCCAAAACCTTGCAAAAACCGCGCGAAAATCGTATCTTTGCACCAACAATAGATGTGTTTTATTGGTTATATAATGTTTATTTGGTTATAAGTTGGTGAAAACCCCGTCACGTTATCACAACGCGGCGGGGTTCTTTCATTCTTAAACACACACTTAAATAACTAATCTATTCCCTAAACTTCTGCCTTGCTTTATATCCTATAATAAATGCGCCTATCATAGCCAAAATGAAAAGCACCCAGCGCAGGCGTGTTTTCGCCTTGCCCGTTTTCTCGGTGACGATTTCGCGATGCTCCACGACCGCCACGCTATCCGCAGAATGTACCGCCACGTCGTGCGCCGCCACCAAATGCACGCTATCCCGTTGCTCGGTCTGCGTTTCGTCCTTTTGTATGTGCTGCTGCTCAATAACGATTTTCTCAACGACTTTCTGCGTGATGGTGTCGTACTTGTAGATGGTGACGTGCGTAAACACCGAATCGTAGATGTGCTTCGTTTCGTGCTGCACCGCCCCAGCATCCACCGCAACGCCCGCGTGCTGCGTAGAATCGCGCTGCCCCGCGTAGGTCTGCGACGTGTCCGTCGTTTCCGTCACCACGCGCCGCGTCGAGCAGGCGGCAAGCATTACCGCGCAAAAGATGAAAACAAAAAACCTTATCCGCATAACTTGATGTATTCGATTATCGCCGAAACGTGAGCCGCAACAATTCGGGCGCGCCCCTCCTTGCTCAATAGCCACACCTTTTCGGCGGCGTTATCCATAAATCCCGATTCAGTCAGCACGGCGGGGCAATTACTCTTTTTCAAGATGTAGATGTCCTTGTCCGTCCAACTCCACGTCCAATATCTGCACCCGTTCTCGTCGTTCTTCGGCATTGCGCGGTTGCCCATCATATCGCGGGCTTCGGCCTCACGGGTGAGCAGTTCGGCAAAGTATTTCGACCGCCTGCTGGCCGTCTTGCAGACGAAAGCGGAAAAGCCGCGCGCCGTTCCCCACGTCCTCCCGTCGCCCGAAGCGTTGAGGTGAAGCGAAACGAGCAGAACGTTGTTTGCCCCACGCTCGGTGCAAACCTTGTTAATTCGTGCGACGCGCGTTTGCATGGCGATGTCCTGCATTTCGGGCGTAATCATTCGCGCCTCGATATTGCGCTTCTGCAACGCCGTCATAAGGTCGTAGGCCATTTCCCGCGCCCATATCGCTTCGCGCAGTTCGCCATCGGGCGACCGCTTGCCCTTTGTGTCCGCGCCGTGTCCGTTGTCAATAAGTATTATCATTGCTCTTGCTCATCGTTTTCGGGTTCGTCCGTTTCGGGTTCTATCCCGTCGGCCTCGGCGTATGGGTTGTCCTCAAACGGCGCGCCGTGTCCGTGACTGCGCAGTCGGTGGTTGAGTTGTGCCTGCATACGTTTGAACCCGTAATATGTATATGTGCTGATGCCTAACGCGCCGCCCGTGTAGAAAAGGAATTGCCCCGTTATCCATAGCACCGAATCGTGAATCTCGCCCAACGGCGGCACAATGAAGCCCGCGACCGAAAAACCGATAGCGGCGGTCAAGGTGACGCACGCCGAAATCATTAGTATATTTTCGCGGGATAGCACCGCCCTTGTTGTTTGTGTTCTATGCTTGTCCATTTTATCAAATTTTGTATTGCAAATATAACGTGTTTCGGGAATTTTGCGCCCGTCGCGGCATTTCATTTTGTTGCAAGCGGGTTGCAATTCGCCCGAAATCCCCGTTTGCAATTCCGTTTGCAATTCCGTTTGCACAATAAACGCCCAGCAAACGGCCATAATTTGCGCCTGCTGCGTTCTATTATTTCGGGCGGGCAATTTATCGGCTGAGACACGAAACGCCGCCAAAACAAAAAAGAAACGTGAGCCGCGCCACATTGCACGCCGCCCACGCCGATAAAGAAAGATGGAACGATAAAGATATTTTGGTTACAACGTCATTATTTCAATGAGTTTTTCGATGCGCTCTTTCGCTACGCCGATTTTCTCCGTCATAAACCGATACGCCTGCGTGTATGGGTCTTCACCATAGAGGGCGACGAGTTTATAGATGAACGTGCGCAGTTCGCCGTTGGTGGCTTCTTCCCAATTCCAAATTTTGGAATTTTCGCACCTATCAAAACTCGACAACTCCCAATGCGCTTCGCAATAGCCCTGCTTCATTCCGCACAACGCCTGCACAATCCAGCAGAACGTTCCCGTGCGGTCGCGCCCCTGCCAGCAGTTCACATAGACGTTGCGCCCCGCCTCCAACTCCTTGACCAACGCCAAAAACGCATTTTTCATCCGCGTCTTGTAGGTTGTATTGTTGGCGAGGGCTTCGGCGTATGCCGCGATATTGTATGAGTAGGTTTTCTCAAACAAATCCGCGCGGGCTGGGTCTTCGCTGGCGTTTCGCAAATTAAGTTGAACCGACACGCGCAAGTGGTCGCGTATGTATAGATGCTCGGCTGAACCCGCCTCTATATTGTCGGGATGCTCACCGCGCACGATGCGCCCGTACTTTATGCCCCTGCCCGTGTTCGTCATTTCGGGCGGGCAGCCCAAGTCGCGGAAATTGTGCGGGTATTTGACATCGGGCGTTTTGAGCCATTTCACGCGCCCCACAACGCGGAACGCGCCGCTTTTCTCTATCGCCGTGCCTTTGAGTATGCGCCATCGATACGTCTTGCAGGGCGTGAGACAATACACCGCGAAACATTCCTTGTAAGGCGTTATCTCCTGCGTCGGCTCATCGTCACACTCGACAAACATCTTGTCACCCTTGCCATACGCGCAAAACGGGAAATTGACCTCGCACATGCCGCCGTCCACGTCGGTAGAAAGCATTATCGGCCACAACTTGCTATATTCGTCTTTCGCATACCCGTCGGGCGGGATGGCATCAAGAAACGCCGCCGTTGGCAGGCTATCCGAATAGTGCAACGGCGTGCCGTCCGCATCATAGGCAGGGCGGCGCACCTTGTCGATTTCGGCGCGCACCCGCTCCATTGCCAGCCGCAGGCCGTCAAGATTCACCGCCTTGTCCATACGTCACGACTTGAAAATGTTGTCGATGGCCTCTTTCACCTCGTCATCGCTGGCAAACTCCACGTCCTGCGACTTGGGCAGTTCCACCCATTCGCCATCTTTCTGCACATAGGTTTTGCCATCTTTCGGGGCGGCGTTGGCCTTGCCCTTGATTCCCTCACTCACCGCGCCTTTGATGTAGGAGGCGATGCTTGCAACTACCGAAACGAGTTGCGACAAAGTAATTGCTTTGCTCATTGTTTTGTAATTTTATGGGTTAATGTTTCAGCACGTCCGAAACGCGCTCGTTTACCTCGTCATCGGCGGCGAACTCCACCGCCTGCGCAAGCCGTACCCAAGCGCCGTTTTTGCGGGCGTATGGTTGCCCGTCTTTCGGTGCTTCGGGTATCGCACCAAGCCACGTTAAAAGCCATTTCTTCATACCTCTATTTGTTTAAGTATGCAATAATCATTACGACCGCCGTTGCGATAACCACCGCCCAGCCCAATATCTTCGCCGCCCTGCCTTTTGCCATAATCTCCATAACTCAAAAGATAACGTGACGGAGTACACAAAGCAGGAACTCGCAGAAACCGCCAGCCATTGCAGCCGCGATGTCGAGCCAATCGAATGACGTGTCGGCGTAACGCTCTTTCAGCCACGACACGCCAAGCAATACGGCAAACGCCGCCAGCATCCACCACAACGGGAACGCCTCAAACTGCGCAATGATTAACGCACCGCAAAGGAAATGCAACACCTTGTCATTGCCGAGCCGTGAAACGATTTTGTCAAGTATTTTCATATTCGCATTTGGTTTTGTTTCGACGCAAATCTTGTGTTTTTATGCCCGCCACTTCGGGCGTGGTTGGTCGGAATTTCCGTCGCACCACTATTCCAGAAAGGCTTACAGCATTAGGGCTCTAAAGCGGTTAGGGTTGATTTAGGCGGGATTGATGCCCATATCCTTCATAAACTGATATACAGCATCACGAATAGTTACGGCTTCTGTGTCGGTTATCTCATACCCCCACACATGCATGGAAATTGGAGTGTCTGTATTAGCGGAGTCGTAGTAAGATTGGCACAAATAATTATTATTATAAGCAATCACACCACCAGTCGTTTCTGCTACTGCACGATTGACAGAATACTCGTTATCCGCGTCAAAAATTGTATATTTTGAGCCATTGGATTGATTGTCAAGATAGCCAACGATACCCTTTGAAGTGTCAAATCCGATTAATGCATACCCACGGAAAGAGAGACCTTCGTTGGTCATACCAGCAAGTGATGTTAGTCCTGTGGAATCCAACACAAATCGATTGGCGGCAACATTGCCCATGTCGCTACCTCCACCGAGATAAGAAGTGGAGTTTCCTACCGACAATGCCCACAGTCGTAACTGACCGCTATACTTGTTTCTACCTCCATTGACGGCATTAAACCTTCTATAATCTGCCGTAGTAGCAGAAGCCCCGTTTGCAGCGATAATACCCTTACCGCTTGTTATAGCAAAGTATGAGCCATCGAAAGATGATGAGCGCAAGTCTGTGCCTGTTACTAAATCTTTCATCGCCTCTGTTACGTTGGCGGCAAGGCAGGGAACAATTATGGTACACTTTGCTAAAGTGGTTGCACCTATGGTGTCATAGAACTTCTGCATAGCACCCAATGCCATTTTGTTTGATGCGAAATTCGTGTACTTTGCCATCATAGCAATAACCTCAATTGACACATATTTGCCAATGTTACAAGCAGAAAAATCTGCATTTGATACTGTAATTTCCATAATATTATCGTAAAATATAGTTAATCATTGAATAAAGTTGAAATCCCCAATCATCATACGATTTCTTGGATGGATGTACCTCATTGTCATTTACAATGGTTCCAACCTCAGTCACATCTTCACCAATTTCAACATAGCCGATACTACTGAAAGTACCAAATCGTTGAGTCCAATAGGTAGGACAGAAATAGATGCCGTTGCTCTCTTGTTGAGCAAGCGTGCCAAAGAGCGACATCATTTCAATGGTGTTGTCTTGCGTTGCTTGGATGGTGGGCAAGTATTTGCGTTGCGCTTCTGCATAACCATCTTCTGCTCCAGACATATACAGTCTCGATGTGAATGACGGAGTAAACACAATTACGGGACATCCAATCTGCGTGTGCAGGAGTTGCGCCATAAAGTATACTATCTCCATCTTATCTTGCGCTGTGGGTATTGCGGCTCCATCGTTTGTTCCAAGATTCATTAGTACATAGTCTGGAGTGCAGACATAAGAGTTTGAGATGGCATCTGTGCCTTGCGTAGCAAGAATAGAACCATCAACATCGTGGGTCTTGTATCTCGCATAATACGCATCCCAACTAAAGGCGTATTCGCCATTAGTTTGCGTGACCATATTCTTTGAATAGAATTTGTTGGATGGCGAATTGAGTAAGGTGACATTGAGGTATGTCAACATTGCAGACTTGTTCTCGCTTGTAGCGTTCCCCCACTCCACCGAAGACAAACCTATTGCATTGCGATTGTTGTTCCATACCCAACCATCAAGGTCATCAATGGTCAATGTATTGTAACCGCTACAAGTGTTAGCAATTAACAACTTGTCAGCATCAGTTCCTCCATACTCCCTACCTTGCGTCGAATATAAGCCAAGTTCCCTCCATGCGCAGTGAAGAATACTCTTCGATGTTGAGTTGTAGGTTACACTTGCCCAAGTGTATAACTTCGCGTGACGAAGGAATGTGTAGCACGCCCAAGAACCCAACCCCTCGTTGTAGTTTCCAGTTGGTGTAGTTACTGATTCACCGCGATAAGAGAAACTTTCATTATTGGTATCTCTCATAGTTCCAACAAGTCGCACATCCATTACATCTGCCGACGTGTTTGTTTTCTTCTTGTAATCCATATTGTCCATAAGGACAAGTTTACGAATATACGACGACCATTCTCCTTGGTCAGTTTCGCTATCACCGAAACATAGAAGATTCAGATGTCTGCCAAGAGTCTGCTCATAATCAAGCAAGTTGGTGTTTTTAGCAACGTGGAGTGGAATAGAAACGTCATAATCATTGTACGCCTCGCCAACAATTCTGTTCTTGACAATCCACGTCTTAGATGTCCCAGAGAATTGTCCACCAGATGTTGAATTGTCATCTGACGTGTTAGCGATTCTCATTGACGTCTTGCCTCCGAGGAATGTCACATTGGGGGGGAACCCATCATTGCCAAGTTTTACAAGTCTATCGAGGTATATGACTGGTGCATAATTGCGTTTTGATGGAGAGCCGACATAACTACCTTTTTGTGGCTCATCCGAATAGCAATAATTTGCCACCGAAAATAGATAAGGAGGCAAAACCAACGAGATGTCTGTCTTTGTGCTTGGCAACGGAAGAAAGTTCTTGTATTTGTCAAAAGCGTTTACAAAACTGTCTTTCGAGATAACCAATTCTGTCGTACCATCAGCAAGTATTCTTAACGCATAATTTCCGCTTGCGTCCTTTACAATGAATTGGTCTTTGTAATTGTCTGAAATATTGGAATTGGGCAAAGATTCAAGGTCAAGGATACGCAGATGCAGAAGATTGCCTTGTTTCGCTGAAAGAGCCTTTGTTGCACTCTCACTATTAACAGAATCCTCAATGTCGGCAACCTTCAACACAGAACCATCAAGAATCTTGACAACCTCTCCGCTTTCGTCACATACAATAAACTTGCGTCCTTTAATGCCTACTGCATCAATTATGAAAGCAATGTTCTTATTGCTATCCTTGATAACAAACCTATTGCTATCTTGCTTAATGACCCCAGTAACCTGTTCTATTTTCGGGCCTAAAGCGTCCAGCCCCTCTTTCAGCGTTTTGCCCATTTCTGCGCTCAACGCCTTGTCCGTGCCGCCCGTTGTCAAATCGTTCACAACGGGTGCGCCGACCTTTTCCCAATGCGACCACGCGCCGTTTGTGTATGTGCGTGCCATTGCGCAGGGCTGCGCGGAAATCCACGTCAAGGTGTTGCCGTTGTACGACGGCGTGCTGCTCGACAATGCGACCTGCGAAACGTTGTCTGCTGAATCGTAGCACACGGAAACCGAACCGCGCCAGCCCGTGCCGACGTAGTTGTAAAGGCCGATGTCGGTCTTGTTCTTCAACGTGTCGAGGTTGTTCACGTCGGCCTTGAAATGCTGGGTGCGGGTGTTGGTGTCCGCATCCACTTGGCGCATTTCGTCGATGATGGTCTGCAACGTCTTGCCCGTGCCGTTTTCATATATGAGTGCGGTCACGGATTTTGGGTAACGGGTTTCGCCGTTTCGGGTTTTGAGCGTTATATCTTTTGCCATTGCTTTATGTTGTTAAAAGTCGTTGTAATCGGTTGTTCCCTCGGTGTACGTCGGTATGTTTCCGTCGGCGGTTACGATGCCCGCGATTTCCTGCTTGTCCTGCTGGGTGAGGACGTAGTTGAACGAATCCAGCCATTCGTCCTCGCTGCCCTCAAACCCGCGCTGCACGGCGATTTCGTAGGCCGAGTAACCGCGATAACCACGCAGGGCTTCCAAGATGATTGTCGATGAAATTGGCGTATCGTCGCGGTCGGTCTTGCCGTCCGTCAGCAGCACGTTTATGCGCTCACGGGTAACTACCTTTTCCGAGCCGTCGGCGAAATCCGCGTCGGGTAGCCAATAGTAACGCACCACGCCGAGCCTACCCTGCGGTAGTCCGTGATTGTTGAACGTCACAAGGATCTGCGTCGCGTCGATGCGCTGGCAGTTGGTGTAATTTGTGCCGTCATATTCGGCGATGTAGCGCGACCGCCCGATGAAATAGACGAAACGGAACTTGCAGCCGTCAAGCGACGCATCCTGCGTCACGAGGTCGCGGAAATCGCTCTTGTAGTTAATGCGGCGAATGTCTTGTATTTCTTCCATATCGTTAGAAGTCATTAAACGTTGTCGTTCCCTCGGTGTAATGTACTGCGTCGCCCGTTTCGTCCTTGAGGCTGGCGATGTCGGAGTTTGCGGCCTCGACGATGTTCAGCAATGCCGTGCCGACGCGGTTGGCGGTGTTGGCCGATTCCTCGACCTCATCCCTTATCGTTGTCGCCGCGAGTTTCAAGGCGGCGTAGTTCGTCATTTGTTCTGCCATAGCGTTTAGTAACCCAAATGTGAAATCCTTTCTGCAACGTATTTCGCAAACGCTACATTCGTCGCGCTTGAAAGGTGAATTGCCGAATTATCGTCGAATAACTGCACGGGCGGGAAACCCTGCTGCATATACGTCTTGTCGGTAGCCGTGAGCGTGCGCCCCATTTCCTGCCAAGCGTAGTCTTTCAGCCACAATCGGGCGTTGATGAACCTTTCTCCGAACTCCTGCTCGCATAGACGCTCATAACGCTCATAAAACGCCTGCGTGTAGTATGTGGGCAGTTCACCGCAGAAAAAGCCGATAACAACCATTTCGCCGCCCATATACGCAAACATTCGCTTCATTACGTCGAAAAGGTTTGCCGCGCGCTGCTGGGGCGTTTGGTCGCCTCGCATGTCGTTGTCTGCCACATAGTCGGCGTTGTAATTGAGGAATCCGCCGTTTGTACCCATAAGGCAGACGAGCAAAGAGTTGCGCACGCGCTCGACCTGCTGCGGCACGACCTCGACGGGCGTTTTAATCTGCTTTGCCGTTCCAGCCGTAGTGCGCAGGAAATACGTCTTGTCGTTCTCCGTGTATAGGTCGCCCTCGATGCCCGCGATTGTGCAATAGAAATGCTCCGTCTTGACAAACATAGGCACGACGTACTGATTTTGCACGGCGGGCGTTGCGGGCGTGCCGTCGGCGTTGTATGTCTGCTTGAACAACGGGCGCGGCGTTACTGAAACCTCGACCGCCGTTGCCGTCGCTGGGATGGTGACGGGCATACATAGCACGGGAATTGCACCCATACGCGCGGCGGTCGCATAGACGTTTTCGCTGCCCACGCCCATCTTGAACACGCGGCGCGGGCGTACCAAGAGCGATGCGTCGAACTGCGAAGCCAAACCCTGCGATGTCGAATCGCCGCAAATGACAATCGGCTTCGTCTGCGGGTTGCCCGTCAGTTCGTTTGCATCCATCCTATACAATTCGCAAAGCGTGTCATCAATCTGCGAAAAGTTGTTTACATACAAAACGCCGTCCTGCTTTATCTCGATAACCTCGTCGGCGAATATGGTGTTGTACGTGGATTCCACGTTCGATGCCTGCACCGCCGTATTGCCCGCGAACACCGCCCACGCGATGCCGTCATAGCCGCCGACGGATGCGCCGCGCACAAGGTATCGGTCGCCCTTTGACACGGCGACGTGGAAGCACTTGAACAACGAATTGCCTACGCTTGTGTCGCGCGTCAGCGTGCCGTTGAGGTAGCGCAAAACCATAGGCGCATCCACGCCCGCGAATGCCACATACTGACGGAAAAGCGACTTGTCGATGGCATATATTTTCGCGTCGTGCTGCTCTATCTGCCTGCCCGCGTTGGCGATGGTGTAGATGCTGGGGCGCGTCCATTCATCGGCGGTTTCGTCATACCATCCGAAAGTGAGCCACAAAACCGCGTCCTCGCTTGCAATGAGGTCAAAATCGCCCACAAATGCGCGATAGCCCACGTTGCCCGACGATTGTATGACCTCGCCATTTGCGCGGCACAACGCCCACGCAAAGCCCGTGAACGCCGACGTAGTTGCGCCCGTCACCTTGACATATTCGCCCTGCGACAATGATAACGTCAAATAGCCGTTGTTGGTGTTGCCAGCCTGCGCCGTTTGCAGGATGCCGTTCTCGATGCTGAAATACGCGCCCGACGTTTCGGCGGCGGTGCGGTTGAGCGTCAGCAGGGTATTGTCATAGATGGATTTGATGGAATACTGCACGCCCCTTTGACGGGCGTTGAGGTCGGCACACTTGTATATCTTCGGCTCGATGTATTCGTCATTGCCTGCGTCATAATAGCCAAACGAAACATAAAGCGTTCCAGTAGCCTGCGCCACGACAACCACGTCGGGTGCAATGGTATGCACCGCGCCCGTCGCGTGCTGCACGATGCCGTCGGCGTTCAAGATTGTCCAATAGGTGTTTCCATAGCCTCCCAAGTTGGCTTTCTCAATGCGCACGATGTCGCCCTTTGTCACGGGCATAACAAGCACGCCATTATTGGTGTTGCCTGCGCTGAAAAGAGCATCAACGGCAAACCCGCTTTCCAGCGTGCTATTCGCAATATATTTCGCCGTCTGCCTTTCCAGCATTTCGGGCGTGTCGGAAAACGTCACGCCGCCCTTGATGGCTGCGTCTATGCGCTCGGCTTCGTAGTTGCTCGATAATACCTTTTGGATGGTCGGGATGGCTACGTTGTACTGCATATAGACGTAGAGCGTGCCGCCCTGCGTAACCTCGATGCGGTATTCGGGCGTTTCCGTGTTCGCTGGGGTCATTGCGCCCGCCGACTGCATCACCTCATTGTTGCCGTTGAGGATAGCCCACGAAAGGGCTTCGTATGAGCCGATATTGTACGCGCCAAGATATAACACCTCGCCCGCCGTGACGGGAATAGTGCCGCATCGGTTGTTGCTGCCGCCCTGCTCCTCAAACGTCACCGCGCCGTCGTTGTATTTCATCACCTTGCCCGCGTTGGTGGATGCCGCGAAGCCAACGAATTTCCCGCGCGTCTGTCCGTCGTTGGATTTTGCCGCGTAGTCAATTACACGCAGGAACGCCGAACCCACGCGCTCGGCGGTGTTGCGCCCTTCCTCGACCTCATTCTTGATTTGGTTGGCGTATTGTACTAAATCTTGCTGCGAGTAGTTCATAGCGTTACCCGATTTTGCGAATTGTCATACCTGCAACACTCGCGCCGCGTGAGCGCGTGCCAAGCATCCCGTGCGCCTTGCAGTACGTCACGCAGTCGCGCAGATGGGCGTTGCCGACCTCCATCGCGTCATTGTACGCGGCGACGCGCTGCTGCTGGCTTATAGCCTGCGAATACGCGCCCTCTTTCTGCACAAAGCCGTAGCGCGTGCTTTCGATGTCGCCCGTCATCAATAACTTTGCATAGACGAAATATGAAATTGCCGTTTTCAGCCCTGCAAAGAAATGCACGCCGTCGCTGGCACACCCGCACGCCGCGCCCTCCCACTCGCCGCCGTTGAGCAAAACGTCGTAGTCGCTTTCGGGTTCGATGTCCTCGTTATGTAGCGCGAGGAAAAGCGCGTCACCCAAAGCGGGCTTGACTAACGTCTGCTCCACCTCGTTCATATATGCCGTGAGTTTGTTTTCCCTCACGTCGCCGATGGGTCGCCCCAACTCTTTCAGTTCCTCGGTGTCAAGTAGTGGTTTCATTGCTGGGTAGTTTCTATCGTGTTTGTCGTTTCGCGCTCATCCACCAAGACAAGCGGCTGAATTTCGTAGTTCTGCGTGTCGGGTGTCGATACCAACGTCGAAGCCAAAAGGATGCGCTTGAATGCGCGCTGAATCGCGCGACGCTGGGGCGAAACGATGGAGTTGTATATCTTGTATGCGTCGGCCAGCACGTCGCCGCCGAAACCGACCTTGCCGATGCGGATGCAATACCACGCCTCCTGCTGAAACGCGGCGTAAATCTTCTCGGTGATGGTGGCCTGCGACTGCGTGAATTCCTTGTCAAAGTTCGTACCCCTAAACGGCACGAATTCGGGTTTGTCGTCGGGGTTCTCCAGCGTCAAGTCCATAATGCTGGCGGCGTTGGTGTCACCCAAAAACATATTCAGCGATTCGCCGAACTGTTCGTCGCGCTCATCGTCATTCACGGGCTTGCCGTCATCGTCCAAACCGATAACGCCGCCCTTGTGGTGGATGAATGCGCCTGCAATCATAAAGTTGTTGCGGGCGTTGCGATATAGCACGTTGTCGATGCCCTCGTCGGTCGAAAGCGCGGTGATAACCTTGTCGTAGATGGGGCGCGGGTATTGCCATTTCCCATCCAGCGAAACCCAAAGGATTTGACCGCAATACTTGTCGATGCCGCCGCACGCCTCAATCTGCGCCATAACTACGCGCGGGTTCGGGTTGAACGGGAACACATAGCGCACGTTGTCCTTTGTCACGCGAATAGCCTTGCCGTTGCGGGTTTTCTGCCCCGACCAATCGGGATGCACGCAGATATACGGAACATAGCCGTTTGCATCTTCTTCGTATAGGCGGCAATCCTCAAAGTGAACGTGCTGCATTTCCACGACCTTGCCGACCGCGTTGTAATTGACGTGGATGGCGAATCCGTTGTACTTGGCGGTATCTACGGCCACAAGGTGCAGAATATCGTCGATGGTGTCGCCCCTGCGGTTGCAGGGCAATTCGGAGAAAGCCACGTTGTCAAACCCGTTACCCTCAATGAATGTCGCGTAACGTTCAAGACAAGTGCCGCCCGTGCTGCTTCCGTCTATGACCTCGGACACGCGCTGCGGGTATAGGTTATCGTCGCCGTACTGCTGAATGTTCAGCGAGGCGAGATAACGGGTTGAAAATCGCTTTTGGGGTTTCTTTATGTTACTGACGTTCATTGCGGGTATCGTGTTTTATTTCCTGCGGCGGGATTTTGCCGCTTTATTTTGCGCCTGCTGGGTTTCCTTTTCCTCGGCGGGCAATTTTTCGGTCGCGGGCTTTGCGCCCGTCCTGCGCGATTCTACGCGCTCCTGCCAATCGGCTGGGTAACGCTGAAACTTGGTGATGTCCTGCGGGCGTTCCGTCAGCCATTGCTCGGCGGCCTCGGTCGGCATTTCCAGCGTGTAGAGTTCATTTGTGCCGAAGCGTCGCAGCACCTCGCCCGCCCGTAACTTGTAGGGGGCTTCTTGTGGTAGTTCTGCCATAGTCCGTAGTTTGTTTGAAATGATGATGTATGCGTCGCGGTAGCAATCGCTGCAAGAGGTGCGCACGAAAGCGCGACCCATCACCCGTTTGTAAATATCTTCTATCGTTTCGCGGTCTTCAAAAGAAAAGCCGCTATCAAAGCGGCCTTTCATTGATTGAAGAGCCGTGAGTGCATCTTCCCGTGTCATTGTGTCCGTGCGTTGCGGTTATGAACCGATGAGCGAGTTGAAAGCGGCCTCGGTGGTGGATGCGTCGGTAGAATAGAGGAACAAGCCCGAAGTGGGCGCGCCCGTTTCCTGCATCGTAATCTGCCACGCTCCGTCGGTGTCCTCCGAATAGGGGTCGCGGCTTCCCTCGGTCTGCTTCAAACCTGCCTCAAAGCCGAAGACCTCATACTTGGCCTTGCTATCCGTGCCAGCGTACTTGTTTTTCAGTACGACCACGAATTCGCCGTTGGCGAGTTTGTCGATGATGTTTTTGCAGCAGGCGGGCGAATGGTCATACACAAGGAACGACACAATCTTGTTGAACTTGTTGCGGAAGTTGCCCTGCACGAAAGCGGCGTTTGAGCCGTTGAAAGGCTGGTTGCCGACCTGCGAAACGCGGTAGCCCGTCTTCCCCGATTTCAGCGAAAGCGTGGTGAGTTGGTTGGGGTTCTGCGAATCGCGTGTGCTGGCATCAAAATCGATGTCCGCGCGGTTGATGATTACGCCGTCGGCCTCAATGCCTGCGACCTGCGGATTTGAGCAGTCGAAACCGATGGCGGCTGCAAGTAAAGAATCACAACTTGGCATATCTTTGAATGTTTTTTGAATTGAAAGAAATTGGGCGGCGTTGGCGTGTTGTTATGCGCCGCCGCCGCCCGTTTGTTCACTCGCTTTGCCTGCGATTAGTAGGCCACTTGGATAAGGTCGTCCTCACCGATGAGCGCGCCGATGTTGCTGGCGGCATAGAAGTAGTTCTCGCGGGTCTTCTTGTCGAAGAAGATGTCGAGGTCGGCAAGCATTGCCTTGTCTTCCGTACCGATGCGGAGATTGTTCGGGTTGGTGTAGATAACGCGGTGTGGGGCGTTTAACTTCGTGCCGTCGTTCTCATAGGTCTTGATGTTGATGTCCCACTCGTTGAACACGCGAATCTGAATGCCGTCGAACTCGGAAATCGACACGCCACGCGAAACGTTCTCGAATGGGATGGTGGCGTTGTAGGTGCGGTTGTAGTCCTTGCGGAGTGCTTGATAGAACGAATTGGTCATCATCAGCACGCCGCCGTTGTTGAAGATGCGTCCGTCAGCGTCGGAAAGCATAGCCTCGATGATGCCAATGGCCACGCCCTGCGTGTTGAGTGCCGACTTCTGCGTAGCGTAGGTGGTCTGCGCGTTGGCGGCAATGGTGGTCTTCTGCGCGGCGTTGGCGGTGACAATGCCCGCAATCTGCTTCCACAATCCGTCGGTCATATTGAGCAGGTCGAGGTCAGTGCCTGCGGTGATGACACCCGAATTGGTGACGAGGGCGGCGTTCTTGTCTGCAAACCAAGCCATACGCCAAAGGGCTTCGTCGTATGCCTTTGAAAGCAGGGGAAGCAGCACCTTGTCCATAATCTCGGTGTCGGTGAGGTCATCCTGCGAAGTTCCCTTGTTGAGGGCGTACTCGGCGATGGTGTCGCGCCATACCTGCGCACAGATTTTGAGGGGGATTGAGTAGTCGCCCATATCCCAAGCCTTTTCAAAACCTTTCGGCATAACGGCCTCATATTCGGGATTGCATCCGCGCCCAGCCTTTGCGACGGGGTCGATGGAGTCGAGATAGCCGACCTTCTTCTTGTTGCGCTGGCCTACCTTTACGGCGGCAGAATTGGAAAGTTCGCCAAGTTTCCAAGAGGTAGTGAAAAGCACCTCGGAAAGACGCTCAATCGCGCCGTTGGGGGCGGTGAGAGCGGAGAAGTTGATAAGAGTTGCCATATTGATATTTTTGTTTTTGATTTGTGAAACGATGTGGGTTACTTGCGCATCTTGGCGCGTGCGGCCATAAATGCGTTGCGGCGTTCCTCGATGAAGTCGTCACCGAAAGTTGCGGCTGGCTGCTCACCCTTTGCGGCGGGTTTCTCGACGCGCTTGGTGTTGCCTGCGTTGAATGTGCTGCGGGCGTTGATGGCCTTTTCTACGGCCTCGATGCCG